GACAGTCCACAGACTTTCCAGACCACATCAAAAGGGTACTGGATTTATATAGAGTTGTTATATAATGGCAATAAAAAGTTTAGAAACAGAAATAAAAGAAATTTTGACTGCAGCTGGTAGAAAAAGTAGACAAGCACTATCAAAGAATAAATTTGAAACTCTTGTATTTGAGAAAAGATTTATAATGGAGTGGTGTGAATATTGTCAAAAGGAAGTAGGATTAACACCAACGGACGAGATGACAAGAAAAATGACAGGACGATTTTTCAAACAAATAAAAAAGGGATTTAGAAGTTCAGGAAATCCGTATTCAATACATACTACTCCTGGCGGAGGTATAGAAGTTACTAAGTTAGGTAAAGGTACAAAAGGATTTGAATTTAAACAAAGTAAATTTGTTAAAAAGATTACGGAAGGAAAACAAGCAGCTCTAAATGCTATGAAGGTTACACTAACAGATGCACAGTCAAAACAATTAAAAACTGACCTACATGGACACCATGGTGGTCCTGAAGAAGATGATATAAAAACAACTTTGGGTATGGAAAGTGTATCAGACCAAATAGGACATATGAATAGAGGGGATACTGCTCAACTACCAGTTTTACTTGATGAGTTAAATCAAAGAACTCCTCTACAAACTTTGACAGAAGTAGTACAGCAACAGTTCTCAGACTATATCGAACTAAATATGGGGCATACAAGAACTCCTAAAAATGTAAGAATTATAAAAGGTCAAGGAAGTGCTAAAAAAATTACTAAGTATACAGTTGATAATGACATACAAATAAAATTTGCTTTAGGGGCAGGAGTAAGAGGAAGAGCTTATACCAAGGCTATGGCTGACTGGGATACTCCGCCAGGAAGACTTCCAAAGGGAGTAATGGCTAAACTACCAAAAGCAATAGATTCATTATTAAAAGATGTTGAAAACGATACTTTGGACTTTATAAAAAGAAATAGACTAACTCATGCTTATGACATGTTGAAACTAAAAGGAAGTCCAAGTGCTATAGACCATGCGGTGACTGAGTCACCAAAAATTATAGTAGGTAATATGTTTCCACACAGAACTAGACCTGACATGAGATTAAAAGTTAATAAAGCGCTATTTGCTGTAGGTAAACAACCTAAGAAAGCAGCTACTAAGTTAATAGCTGCAAAGACAGCAAAAGGAAGACATAGAAAAACAGGCAGAAAAGGATTACCACCTGTAGCTGCAAAATCAAAGGTAGATAATAAAGCAGGACAAAATCCAATAGCATTAAGAAATTTACTTAATGAAGTTTTACCAAAAGCAATAGCAATGCAAATGATTTCACCAAAGTTACAGTTTAGAACAGGTAGATTTGCAAACTCAGTAAGAGTAGAAAATATATCATCAGGGCCAAGAGGTGGTAATACAATGATAGAAACAACTTATAGAAAAGACCCTTATGAAACTTTTGCTAAAGGGGGTAAAAAATATACATTTAATAGAGACCCAGAAAGGCTAATAAAAAGCACAGTAAGAGGCATAGCTACAGGTATTATAGGTGGAAGATTTGGCGTAGGAGTTAACTAATGGATACGACAATAGCAAGGAGACATACCACGCGTCGTCGTGCCATAATTGAAGCACTATGCACAAAACTTGAACAAATAAATGGTAGTGCACCTTTTAGAACTTCAGTCGCAAGAGTAGAAAGACGACTAAAGTTTTGGGACGAAGTTACTGAGTTTCCTACAATTCATGTAGGGGCAGGGGCAGAAACCCGAGAATATGAAGGCGCGGGATTTAGATTTAGATTTTTACGAATAACAATTCGATGCTATGTGTCTGATGATGACGATGTCATCTTAGCACTAGAGGAGTTGTTAGAAGATGTTGAAAGTGTACTAGAGGATAATGACCCACTAGGTTACACAGATTCAACAGGAGCATCTCAATCAACAGTACAAACAACAATTGCTACTGTAGATACAGATGAAGGAGTTCTCGAACCTCTAGGCGTTGGCGAAATCGTCTGTGAGATTCGATATTAATTAGGAGAATAAAATGGCATTTTTCTTTAGTAGAGATACCAAAGTGTTTATGAAATGGGCTTATGATTCCAACAATACAGCTTTATACGAGCTACCAGTATTAGACGGATACTCATTTTCTCAAGCAACAAACACATCTGAGGTTACTTTAAGTGAAGCAGCTAACTCTTCTGGATATAGTAAAAGAGGTAGAGCAATGTTTACTGACTCTTTTGCACCAGCAGAATGGAGTTTTAGTACTTACATAAGACCTACAACATCTGACTCAGGTAATGCAGCAGCGTCAAATCAGCACGCTGGAGACAGTAAGAAGTTTGCAGTAGAAGGCCCACTATGGGCAGCTATGTCAGCAAATACTTATGATAACGCTATTGCAGGTTCAGGTGGAGGTAAAGTCTTTGATAGTGCCGCATCAACTTATGAGCCAAATGTATTTGATTTTCAAAACTCAAATCAGGTGGCACTCGGAGTTTTTGATTTATTCTTCGTGTTAGGAGCAGCAAAAGATTCAACTACAGGTTTATATGAAACAGGACAAGATGGAGTAACCGTCTACAAACTAGCAAATTGCTCAGTTGGTTCTGCTTCAATAGATTTTGATATTGAAGGTATTGCTCAAGTAGCATGGAGTGGTCAAGGACAAACAATTGAAGAAGCAGCAGCATTAAACACTGGTACTTCAGCAACTAATGACTCAAACTCTCAATCAGTAGCGGCAGAAACAACCGACGGATTGATTAACGAAGGAATTAGTTCAACCTCTAACTATGTTAGAAATAAATTAACAGACCTAGCAATTGTGTATGACCACGCAAATACGTCTGGTACTAAAGGACTATTAGGTTCTAGTAATACTACTTACTCTGTTACATTAACAGGTGGTAACATTACAATAGAAAATAATCTTACTTACTTGACACCAGAAACACTAGGTTCAGTAAACCTTCCATTAGGTCATGTAATGGGAACAAGGTCAGTATCAGGTAACTTTACCTGCTATTTAAATGACACAAGTGAAGGCTCACTTCAATTATTTGAAGACCTTCAAGAATCAAGAGGTGTTATTACTAATGCATTTGATTTAACATTTGGAATTGGCGGTAGCGCATCTACTCCAAGATTGAATGTTGAAGTAGCAAAAGCTCACCTCGAGTTGCCTAGCCACAGTATTGAAGATGTAATATCTGTAGATGTAGCCTTCCATGGCTTACCAAAAGATTTATCTTCAGGTACAAAAGCAGACGCAACAAACGAAATAAAATTAACTTATACATCATAAGTTTATTAAACTCGGGAGGGTGTAATAACCCTCCCACTTTATAGGAAAAGAAATGACAGAAGAAGTAAAAAAACAACCAGTATCGCTTAAGAGTCTTTTGACTCCAAGCAAAACAGTATCAATAGATTATCCTGGGTATGATGGCTTTGTTGTTGACTTAACATATTTAAGTAGAGAAGAATTACTTAAACTAAGAAATAGATGTGTTAAACAAGTTTTAAATAAAAAGACTCGTGCTTTTGAAGATAAACTTGACGAAGATTTATTTATGGTAGAATATGTAGCAGCAATTCTAAAGGGGTGGAAAGGCTTAAAATTCAAATACTTAGAAGAGTTTCTATTGGTAGATGTAAGTGGACAAAACCCTGAAGACGAATTAGCTTTTAACTCTGAAAACGCAGAGTTGCTAATGAGAAATTCAGCAGATTTTGACCAATGGGTAACAGATACTGTAGGAGACCTGGAAAATTTTACACAGAGCAAGTAGAACAAATACTTGCGCTGATTAAAAGGAATTTCAAAGATACAGGCATAGATATTAACAAGTATCTAGCTCTATGTGAACAACTCGGTGAAGAACCAGACCCAGAAAAGATGCCCGTAGAAAGGGCTACTTTTCCATTAGAGGTACAAGAAGCATATGTGCTTCATGATTTTTTAGCTGAGAGATGGGACGGAGCTAGTGGTTATTACCTCGGTAAAGATTACTCTGCTTTAGACACTTACATAAAACATTTAGAAATAACAGACGCAAAAACAAGTCTATGGTTTTTAAAGCATATTGAATATCACAATATGCAAATGATTAACGAAAAAGTTAAAAGACAGAGAGAAGCGGAAAAACGCAAGGTAAAAATTAAGAAGTAATGACAAAAAAAGTTAAAGGTGCAATAATTAGTTTTCAGGTAACAGATGATGGTACCTTAAAAGCTATTGGAGCACAAGCAGGAGCAACAGGAAAAGCACTCGGGGGAGTTGGTAAATCTTCTCGAGATGTTAACCGTAACATGCAGGCTATGTCCGGTCGTGTCGAATCAGGCACGAAAGGCTTTGCTCGTATGCAACAAGGAACTGGTGGTCTTGTTCAAGCATATGCTATCTTAGCTTCTACTCTATTCGCCGTTGGAGCCGCTTTCAGAGCCTTAGAACAGGCACAAAACATTCAAGCCCAGATTCGTGGGTTTAAGGAATTAACAGCAATAACAGGTACCTCCATGCTATCTATCACAAATAGTGTTAGAGCAGCCACTGGAGGTCTACTTGACTTTCAAACTGCAGCACAGCAAACTGCTATCGCAACCGCAGCAGGATTTTCACAAAACCAAATCGTAGCACTAGCCGAAGGAGCAAGAAATGCTTCTGTTGCGTTAGGTCGTGATTTGACAGATTCGTTCAACAGATTGATTCGTGGTGTGACAAAAGCCGAACCAGAACTACTCGATGAACTTGGTGTCATTTTGAGACTAGATATTGCTACAAGAAAATTTGCAGCCGCAAATGGATTATCAGCAGAAAAGTTAAGTATTGCACAAAGAAGAACAGCTGTATTTAATGAAGTAGCAGAACAGTTAGCAAATAACTTTGGTGCAATTAATAATGAAGCCATGAGTTTATTAAATCCATTTACTAGATTTGCTACACAATTAAGTGATATTGCAATAGGTGTTGGTGGTTTCTTCACAAGAACACTTATACCTTTAATAGAATTTTTAGATAGAAACTCTTACATATTAGCAGGTTTATTAGCATTAATAACAAAAGCAATTGTTGGACAAATGATACCTGCGGTTGGTAACTTAAGTGAAGCATTTACTAATATGGGAGTGAACAGTCAAAACCAATTAAGGAAACTTACTAATGATAACAAAGCTTCACAAAAAGCTATAGATAAATTAGGTAAAAAGTTTCAAATAGGAGAAGTAAGAAAAAGTAAATTTGTATTAGATGGATTGAAGAAAAGAAATATATCTGAAAAGAAATTTAATGCTATGACTGGTAAGCAACAATTAAAACTTACTAGAGTAATGATTGCAGAAGAAAAGAAAAGACTTTCAAATACAAAATATACTACTTCAGCCAGATTAAAAGCGTATCTAGCTGCTGAAAAAAGAATACAATTAGCAGTTAATAAAACTTCCATTAACATAGGAACAAGAATTACTATGGGAGCTAGGGTTGCAGAAAAAGGTCTAATTAGATTAGGACTTGTGGGTCAGTCAGCACTTACAGCTATAGGAACTAGAGCAGCCGCTCTTGCACCAATTATTTCAGCACTTGGAGTAGCGTTTAATGCAGCACTTGGTATTTTCTTTGCACTTATGACAGTAACTTTCTTTTTAGAAATGATACCTGCAGTAAGACAAGCAAAAGAAGCCCAAGAAGGATTAAATGAGGAAGTAAAACAAAGCGAAGAAAACTTTACACTTGCAGGAATAGCTTTCGATGCTTTTGCTGGAAGACATATGCCGAAAGTCGTAGAAGAATTAGAAAATATAGGTAGGGCAGGTCAAGACGCAGCTAATGCAGTAAACTTCTTAGCAAACGCTATGCAAAATGTTGGATTAATGGAAGATGGACAACTTATAGGGGCAGATTTGATTACTCAACAAATAAATGAACCTTTTATACAATCAGGTGCAAATGTAAATATACATTCTGGTTCCTCTACAAGATCGTACCTTGGGTCATTTGGTACTGATTTCCGTAGGCAATCAAACGCTGCAAAAGATGCAGGTAGGGTTTATATAAGTGAATTTATGAAAGAGGTTGTTGCAGCAATCCAAACCGACCCAGAAAAAGTTCAAGAAACATTAGCAGAGCTACTTACACCACCAAAAAGACGAAAATATGCTTCAAACTATCAAAGTCATCTATCTCCTCAGCAGCAATTAGTAACTGGCAATTTTGATACTTTTGTTCCAACAGAAGCACAAACAACAGTACAAGCAGTAGAAATGGGAATTCAAAGAGCTGAAGAAATAATAACTATGTTAGCAGATGCCAGTGATGAAGCTACTGCAGAAGCTAGACAATTAAAGATGAAAGCAGTTCTTCAAACAATTGAAGATTATGGTTTAGATTATAGAAGATTTTTAACTGAAGTTACAATTGGTAACCAAAGAGTTTTTCAATTAACTGATACAGCAAGAGACTACTTTAATGTTATTGCACAAACTAATGCAGAAACCAAAACACAAATTGAAGGAGTAAAAAATGTAGATACAGCACTAAAGAATCTAAATGATACTCTAGATTTACAAATGGGAAAACCAACTACAATCGGTAAACAATTTGGTGGTCTATTAGAAGTATTTAATGAAATAGATAAAATAACTGAAGATAATATTTTAGAGATAGCAGACTTAACAGGAGACGATATAAACAAATTAACAGCAGGGGGGAAAACAACAATAAGTTTATATGAAGTTGCTATTTTCAAAATAATGAAAGCCAATAGTTTAACAGAAGAACAAGCACAACTTCTATTTGATAATAAAGAAACGTTATTAGAAACTTTAGAAATTACAGATGAAATATTACAAGCTCAGAAAGCACATGATTTAGTTTTAAAAGCAGAACTTTCATTAATGAATCAGTTAAAAGATTCACATACTAAAAGATTAGTTCTTACTAAAAAACAAGAAAGCTTAGAAGATAAGATAAAGATAAAAACAGCAGAATTATCTATAGCAAGAACAACAATTAGAACAGAAAATGAAACACAAAGAAAGATAGACCAAGAAAGAATAAATCTTTTGGCAGCTCAGAAATTTGAATTAGAAGCTCAGATGGAAATTATTACCAATCAATTAGATGCCTTCTTTCAATTTAGAAAAGCTATGGTTGAAGCTTTTGATAGTTCAATGCAGACTGGTTTACAAGAAGCGATTCTTGGCAATTTAGATGGGGGAGAATTAGTAAATAAACTTGCAGAAGATATGCAAAAAGCAGGAGCAAAAGCAATATCTGAAAGAATAACAGCTAGTTTAACTGGAGGTGTTAAGAGTTTATTCGGTATGGGAGACAAAGTAGCACAACTAACTCCTGAAGCACAGGCAATAAAAACAGCTCATGAATATCACATAGGAGAATTAGAAAGAGTACTAGAAGCTCACGCTACAGCTTTTGGACATGATTATAAAAAAATAGGTGGTGTTTCAGACTTAGAAGAAATTGGTTTAAATCCAGATGGCACTCCTAAATTTGGATTAAAAGAAAAAATAGCTGGTCTTGGCGGAGATACACCACCAGGAACAGGTACAGGTGGAGCAGATGCCGCAATGGAAGAATTAAAAGAAGCAATAAAAGAACCTTTTAAAGGATTAACAGATTTCTTTGGTGGAATTTTTGGCAATATTAGTTCTGCTTTCGGTGGCATTGGTGGAGGTGGAGGAATTGGTGGATTCTTCTCATCACTATTCGGATTAGAAAGAGGAGGTGTTATAGGATTAGCAAAAGGGGGTATAGCAAGATACGCACATGGGGGTATTGCAAAACAACCAACATACTTAGTGGGAGAAGGAAAGAAAAATGAAGCAGTAGTCCCACTACCAGACAATAAGAGTATTCCTGTTGATTTAGGAAAATCAGGCGGAAATACAAACAATACAAATATTACAGTTAACATGGCTGATGGAAGTACAACTACAGATACCGATGGCTCCGCAGCTTTAGCACAAGCAATTGACGCAGCAGTTCAAAATACAATAGAAAAAGAACTTAGACCAGGAGGCGTACTAGCAGGAGGATAAGATGGCATTAGGATTTAGTACAGGATCATCATTTGGAAGCAGAACAATAATACCTGATAAAGGTATGAGTAGAAGTAACGAACCTTTGGTTTTTGTTGCAGAATTTGGAGATGGATACCAACAAAGAGTCGCAAATGGTATAAATAATTTAAAACAAGAATTTTCAGTATCTTTTGCAACTAGAGAAAAAGCAGAAATAGATGATATTGTTGGATTTTTTGAAAGTACCAATGGTGTTACAGCATTTGATTTTACATTTCCTGATACAAATGCAAGTGGCAATGAAGAGACAGTCAAAGTCTATGTAACACAGTTTAGTCAAAACTGGGATTATGACAATTTTTACACTCTTAGTGCTACATTTAGAAGGGTGTATGAAGCATAATGTCAGAGAATATTATAGTAAAAGACTTACAGAAACTTGACCCAGGTTCAGAACTGGTTTGTTTATATGAGTTGGAATATGTAAAAGGAAGTTTTATATATTTCATGTCAGGTCTTGATACTGATTTAACTACTGTTCAAATGAGAGATTATAATGATAATTCTCAAATTAATACTTATATTGCGATACCAGCACAATTGCAAGGGTTAGAGTATAAGAATGATGGCGCTATAGCAAGACCTCTTATAAGTATTGCTAATGCAAGTAATGCTTTTTCAAATGCAATTGGTACTATAGATTATGATTCTTTTCTTGGACTAAAGTTTATAAAAAGAACTACATTAAAAAAATACTTGCATGGAGAAGCTTCAGCAACTAATCCACCTACTGAGTTTCCGAGAGACCTTTATGTCATGGATAGAATAAAGGCAAAAACTAAAAGTGCTGTTCAAATAGAGTGTGTTGCACCTTTTGATTTACAAGGAGTAAAAATACCTGCAAGAAATATTTTACCAGATAGATGTCCTTTTATTTATCAAGGAGCAGGAGACCATGTTGATAATTTTAAAAAAGCACAAAGTGGTTGCACTTGGCATATAGAAGGTAAATTTAAATCTTCTGTAGCAGCTTTTGCTGATGGAACAGAATATACTGTCTATGTAAATACAGACGACGAATATATTATTCCAAGTAGTACAAGCTTTACACTTTATACAAGTGGATCGGTAACAGGAAACAGTTACTATAGAACAACAAAAACAATTACAAGATATAATGCTAACGGCACTACAAGCAGTGTTACAGCTAATAATTATTGGCAAGCAGTCGCAAATAATAGTGCACCAGGTACTCCTTCTGATGATAATGATGCTTTCAATAGAGTAAGAGTATTTTCAGCCTACTCTCATGGAACAGAGTATTTTACTTTTAGTGATGATAGAGATAATAGCTATGTTACTTTTACAGATAATACTGCAAGTTCATCAACAAATGGAAAACTTTTACTATGGAAAGCTACAAAACCAAATCAAAATTCTCACCCTGTTG